CGTACCGACTGGACTGTCGGTGGTGGATGGGGTGTCGCTCCTTAATAATATTATAAATATACCGTAAACATAACACTCTCGGAGACATATAAAATGGCATTCCCATCCAGCCCATCGAATGGACAAGTAGTAACTAGATTCGGTAGAAAGTATCAGTATAATCAAGATACTGGACAATGGCGTGGAGTTCAAGCGGTTGCAACGACTACCATCGCAGACATAGTAGATGAAGCGTATATTGCTGCGAGAATTACGGATAGTGGCACTGGAGTTACAACTTACAGCACGCTCGCTGAGTTACCACTTGCGGATAATACTGCTGGAGCACAAGCGTTTGTTGCAGAAAATAACAGACTCTACATCTGGAACGGGTCTGGATGGTATAACATTGCGTTGATTAATACCGCACCCTCTATTACATCTGGTGGAGATGCCTCATACGAACTTGCAACTGATGGAACACCTATTGAAATTACATTGGTGGCGTCTGATCCTGAGGGCATTCCTATTACTTGGAGTTACTCTGTTACCTCAGGAATATTGGGTAGTATCGCTACAATATCTCAAGCTGACAACGTATTCACAATTACACCTAGTACAGATACAGAGAATGCTGGTGAGTTTAGCATCACATTTACAGCCTCAGACGGTGTTAATTTAGCAACGTCAGTCAGTTCGTTTACATTAGTGTTTGGTGTAGCTGATCAATACTATACCAATACATCGCTTTTAGTTAAAACTGGATCAACAGCAGGATTAAATAATAACACGTTTGTTGATGAGTCTACCAATAGTCATACAGTAACACCTACGGGTGATGTACGTCAAGGGTCATTTAGCCCATACCCACCAGTAGGGTGGAGTAATTTTCTAGACGGTGTCGGGGATTACATGGATGTTGGTGTTACCAGTAACATATCAATGTCTGGAGACTGGACTATAGAGGTCTGGGCTTATTGTACTAATCAAAATGGTGGTATTATAATTGACTCAAGACCTAATGCAACGAATGGTTTCTATCCACAGATTTCCATATCTAGCGCCACTCAAATCGGATTTTACTACAATGCGTCAGGTAACGTAATTGATGTATCAGGTGGTACGATAGATCGATGGGTTCACATAGCATTTGTCAAAAATGGCAATACAATAACTGGATATTTTGACGGGGTTAGTGTATGGAGTGTAAGTGATTCTAATACGTGGGTAATACCTACCAGCAGACCTCGAATAGGAGCAAATGGCGGATTCTTTAGTGCGGCACAGAATTATTTTCCTGGATACATAGCTGACCTTAGAGTGGTAAATGGAACAGCATTATATACTTCTAACTTCTCTATTCCTCCAGACCGATTGACTGCAGTTTCAGGTACAGAAATACTTACTTGCCAATCGGCTAGATTAGTCGACAACTCAACTAATAGATATACAATTACTAAATATGGAGACGTAGTTGCAAAACAATTTCCTCCAGTTGTACCTGATCAATATAATCCAACCGTTCATAGCGGATCAGCATACTTTGATGGTAGTGGGGATTATTTAACAATACCATACAACGCTAATATTACTGAATGGTGGACAGAGGATTTTACACTAGAAGCATGGGTATATCCAACTACTCTTACTGGGTGGTGGTATTCAGTTAGCGGAGGAGATATACCAACGTGTATATCCCACGGCACCGCCACTTCTAATACTGACTATTGGTCTTTTGGTCCCATTAGTAATGGAACTGTAAAGTTTTACTATTATAACGGATCCTCTATACACGACATGTATTCGACGGAGACAGTACAACTTAACTCTTGGAATCACATCGCCTTCATTAAAAATTCTAGCGGCGTAAAAATATTTGTTAATGGTGTTGGCACAGGATACATTGCCGTTCAAGGAACTCCACAATCTAATGCATCGAATCTGTTCAATATCGGTGCTGTAAATAGTTACTACATTAATGGAAATGTTTCTGATGTCCGCATTGTAAAAGGAACAGCAGTATACACTGCAGACTTTACTCCACCAACACAATCATTGACCGCTGTTTCTGGTACATCACTGCTATTGAATATGAGCAATGCTGGTATCTACGACGAAATATCTAAAAGTAATATCCAAGTAATTGGTAACGCTACCACATCAACAACACAGACAAAGTATAGTGACACATCAATGTATTTTGATGGTACTGGAGATTATTTAATCCTTCCATCAAGTACTGAGTATTCAATGGGGTCTGGGGACTATACTGTAGAAGGGTGGTTCTATTTTAACGCATTGCCCCCAGGCGGTTCTCAATGGAAATTATTATTTGCACTTAGAGACGCTTCTAATGAAGGAATTGCTCTCTATATGGATGAGTCGCCCGCTCGTTTAGAACCGTATACAGGTAGTCAGAAAGCTAGTGGAAGTACTAATTTTTCAACTGGTCAATGGTATCACATTGCTGTTGTTAGAAACAATGGTACAATATTTGGGTATGTGAACGGCAATCAAGATTTTTCTTATGCATATTCAACATCAGTTGGAGATGTGACGCCTTATATTGCTGGAAACGGTAGTCAAGATATGAATGGGTATGTTGAAGACTTCCGTATCACAAAAGGTGTTGCAAGATATACCGGCAACTTCACACCTCCGACAGCACCACTTGGTTTTAGCAACGCAGAGTAATATATTTACCTTCTAAACCATATACATGAACTGCTAAAATAAAAAAGGGGACACAAGGTCCCCTTTTCTAAGCGTGAAATCTAGATTATGATTCTTGCGCCAACTTACTGAAGAAACTCATTGTATCTTCATCTTCGTCGCCGGCGTCTGACGCTTGTACTGGTGCATGTGCAGTACGTTGAACAGGAGCGGATTCTACTCGAGCGACTTGAGGAGCATCTTGCTCTTCCATCATAGCCTCTGCAGAACGCATTGGAGCAGATGATCCACCCAATACCATATTCAATTTACGTGACAGTTCATCATAAGACTTGAAGTTCTTAGGATCGGTGAACTGCGCCAGTGAGTGCAACTTGCCGTAGACTTCTTCCAACTTGTCATCGTCACCACCCAACAATGGAGCAGGAGATGAGAATTCAGATTTGTCGTAGTTACGGTATCCTTCAACTTGACGGATCTTCAATTTGAAGTCTGCACCTTCCCAGAAGTCGAACGGATTCATCGGTTCTTCGTCTTGGAATTGTGGTTGCATTACATCCATGATCTTATCAAAGATCTTCTTACCAAACTTGAACAACATCACACGACCTTCGTTCGCAGGATTGCCAGGATCAGAGATCACTAGAACGTTAGCGGCGAAGTGTTGACGGCGTTTTTGTTTACGGACTTGGTCTTTGTCAGACTCGATACCAGAGTTCCACAACTTAGAGTTGAGTTCTGATACAGGATCGGGTTGACCAATCGTGGTGAGAGAGTTCTCGATGTACCATTTACCAGTAGGACCTTGGAACCCATGATCCCAGAAGCGTGCCCATGGCACATCTTCACCTTCGGGAGCAGGCAAGAATCGCAGTACGGCGTAACCGTTACCAGCTTTATCTACTGTAGCCTTCCAGACATGATCGTCTGCGTTCGCTCCTTTACCACCTTCACCACCAGAGATGGCTTGTGCGGATGCAACCAATTTCTCGATGGATGCGGAACGATTTTTCTTTAAAGCACTGAATGACATTTGTATTTTCCTTTATATACAGATTTTGAACAATTATTATAACACAGTATCGCAAATTATGCAAACTTATTCAACACTATTTTTTTGAGTGCTGCCAAGTCTGCGTTCACAAACGGTTTATACTTTCGGATTCGCATTGACAAATCTGGCCACACAAGTGTTTCCGTGATAGTCTTATCGAATCTTTTGGTAAAACCAAGCATCTTGTCGAGTAGTACAACTGTTTCCAGCGATACGTCCTCTTGAAGAAGCATTCTGATTATCGGGGGATGTGATCCACCGTCCTCAGTAATAAGGAACAAGTCGTCAAACTTTAATCCCTTACCTTGTATATAGTCAACTAGAACATCTATGTCACTAGTAAATCTATATGTCATTGACTCGGAATAACGTTTCCAAGTGTTGTAGTTTTCGTCTCCATGTTCTAACATATCGCCGACCCACTTTGAGCCACGAACAAAGTTAGATACATAATATGAGACTAGTTCGGCAGAGTCTGCGAACTTCTTAGCTATCTTCGCAAAGTGATATTTATCCTTGCGAGTCATAAACGATTTAGGAGTAGCAGAACTCTTAAAGTTGTATTTCAAAGCATCATAACTATCACGTTCAAAATGTAGTTTGATTGCCATGTAATACGAGTATGCATCATACGGCTTAATCATAATCATAGTGGTAGTGTATTATGTCCTGTAATGAGTTTGTCTGCGATCGCTTCTGCTTCTATACGTGCTTTCAGTGGTGCAGAGATAAGAGGACCAACATCTAATGGATCAATCATACGTTCTTGACACAGATGCAATACAGCGTCAAGATGTGACATGCGTTTCTCTTTAGCAGTAGCTACCACTAGTTCGCTGAACTGCTTCTTACTCAATATATCATCAATGGTCATTCTTCTTCTCGACTTTCAAATTAGTAGACAATCCGATAAAGAGCTGGATGAAAAATGCCCCCAACCAAGTATCGAATGTGTATGGTACATTATACCCCAAATAGTTCAATCCGACAAGCAATATTAGAGGAATAATCGCTACCGATAATACTGCGAATAGTCCCACAATAGAAAGCAGACTAAAAGTTTTCATTAAGAATTTTCCCATCTATAAAATATATGCGTAT